TAGTATCTGTCATTACATCACCGTCGCCAAATTATTACCTTGATTGAGGTCGATCGCCGCTTCGTTTATCTTAGAATTATTTTGTCCCTCTACGCCAATTTTCCCAGATATCTCTATTTTCTGGCTATTCCCGGCGGCTTCTGCTTTATTTGCTCCCGTTTTTTCTCCGGGTCGATTAACAATAGTTTGCACGAGAGGCCCTAGTAGTCCGGTACTGGCGAGGGTAGACGTCACAGAAGCTATTTTCTCGGCGACACTTACAACCTCATTTTTTAACATCGTAAAGAAATTCACCACGGTCTCGATCCAAAGCGACACGCGCTTGATCATGCCGTCGTAAACCTGAGACACCATGGAGGATCCTTTCCGAAACTCTTCGAGATCGGCCATCATGTCTTTAAATACTGTTCCGTCCGTCTTCCCAAATATAAGATTTAATAATCCCGTGATCCCTGCGATTATGGGAATAAGCGCGAGGCCGATCGTATCGAAGACGTGCGCCAATGCCCCCGCCTCCGTCGTCGTCCCAAAGAGCCATTGTGTTGCTGATCCTAGGCTGTCGATAAGGACGCCGAATGCTTTCCCGAGAGGTGCCAAGGCATCCCAAAGACGTCCAAGAGAATTAATAACCGGATGGTTAGTGGCCATCCATCTCCGGAACATAAGAACGAGAAGCGTAACCGCCCCAATAATAATCAAAATAGGGGCCGAAATAGCCCCGAAGCCTATGCCTAAAAATCCTACTAATTTGACAATGGGACCAAGGATCAAGAGTAACGGGCCGAGGGTCATAACGACCCCCGCTATAATCAGCCCTAATTTTGCCAGCTTGGGGTTCTCGTCTGCCCATGCCTTGAACCGTGTTCTTAAGTCTTTCACTTTCTCTATGAGCGACGCTAGGCCGCCTTTGAGATTAAAAAGCTTTACTATCATGTCGCCGAGATCAACGACGGCGAGATGGAAATTGTCTTTTAAGGTGGACCATAATCCGCCTAACGTTTTGCTCTGCTTCCCCATCATGTTATGAAAGCGGCCACCCTCGGCGGTCATTTTCTGCATAGCTTTTTTGACCATGCCAAACGAGATCTTCCCTTTAGACATAAAGTCCTTAAGACGTCGTTTATTTTGCTCTATACTTCCGCCGAATTTTTTCGCTAAAATTTTGGCCAATTCTTCGGCCACGGGGACCCCTGCATTAACGAATTGTAAGAAATCTTGACCCATGAGACGCCCGGCCATCTTTACTTGCCCGTAAATGACCGATAGCTCGGAGAGGTCTTTACCCGTACCCGCGGCGATATCGCCTAGCATATTCAGGCTCGGCATGATCTCCTTCTGGGCAAAACCAAAAGCAAGAAGTCTTTTTGTGGCGTTACCAATCCCGGTAAGTTGGAACGGTGTCCTGGCGGCGAAGTCGGTAAGGTCTTTGATCATCTGCTTACCTTTTTCCATACTTCCCAGCATGACACCGAAAGAAACTTGCAATTGCTCCATGTCGGCCGATGCCTTTAGCGCGAATATTGTGATCGCTGCCCCCACGAGCGTGAGCCTTGCGGTCATAGATTGACCGACGGACGACATCTTGTCGCCGAGTTTTACTAATTTTTTGCCAAGGATACCCGCGTGCCGTCTAGCCGAGCGGGACAGGGTAGAAAATCGCTTTAAAATCGTATTAAAGGAAGTGAAGGGGGGGATTAATTGTGTGAGTACGATCCTACCTAACCCGGCGAACCTACTCCCGAGCGTCGTTACTTGCGGGAGTGCATTAACCGAGGCCGCGTTCCCGACCCCGATCAGATCTTTTCTTATGACAACAAGGGATTTGCTGAAAGATTGTGTCTTCTTTTTTGCAAGCTCCGTGCTTCTTCGAAATTTCTTAATTCTATCGGTTATTTTCCGAAGAGGAGCGGAATAACGATCTAAAATTTCATATACATAGGAT